ATTCTTCCTGAGAAGATTGCTGCTATCGGTGATGCAATTGTAGACATGTCTCTGAGGTCAAGTGAGAGTATTCGAGCGGTCATTACTCAGTTGGGTGAAGGTCTTGGTGATGCTTTGTTTGATATTCTGGAAGGAACCAAATCAGCCAAGGAAGCATTTTCAGATTTCGCTAGAAGCTTCCTGCGGTCAATTGCGAAAATGATTCTGCAACAGATTGCATTGAATGCGGTGAAAGCTGCGGGTAGAGCATTCGGGTTTGGCTTCTCCGGTGGTGGTGCGGTACATGCAAAAGGTGGTGGTTCTATCCAAGGCTTTGCTGAAGGTGGTTACATCACAGGCAAGGGAGGCCCAACCTCTGACACTATCAATGCTCGTTTGTCAGACGGTGAGTATGTGGTGAATGCTGCTGCTGTGAAAGGTTATGGTCTGAATTTCATGGAAGCAATCAACCGGATGAAAGTTGATAAACCTGCGGGACTTCCGAAGTTCGCAATCACCAGACCCCGCAAAGTTGCTTTTGCTGATGGTGGTGTTGTGGATTCCGGTGCTCAAACAAATGAATCCAAAGCTCCCGCTTCTTCTTTGCGGATCGTGAATGTAGTGGACACGGATCAGACTTCAGATTATTTATCGAGTGCTGACGGTGAAGCGATGATTGTTAATATAATTCGTCGGAATGGTTCAACGATCAAGTCAATAATTTAGTAAGGTAATTACAATGTTTAAAAATGGTGTAGCTGAAAGTCATAAAGATTTGCTGAACATAGTTCGGCAAGCTCTCAACGGGTATGGGGATATCACCCTTCCGGTGACCTACGTGGGAACAGGGGATGGGCTTTTGATCAAACCTGCTTCTCCCCCGCCCGGTGTTTCTGAAGTCTGGACAATGGTTTGTACTCTTGGGGGTGGTCATGGGGTAGCAACATTTTCCGTGACAGGCTCCGTGTCAGGTGCTCAAGCTGCTGCTACTGTTGGCACGTTCTACGATAACGGGTTGTTTGAGTTTGCTATCATTGACGGTGCTGCTGATTTTGTAATCTCAGATCAGTTTGATGTCACTGTTACTCAGAATGCATTGATCCCTTTGAATCAGGAATGGGCTGTGAATCGATTCCATTCCGGTGTAGAAACTGAGACTGGTAGCACACTGGATTTTCCGAATAATGCTATCAGTGGAAATGCTTCATCTGAGTGCGGCAAGGTAGCCGTTACTACAGGAACTTTACAACTCAATTTGGATGATGCTACTGACTTCGATTCCTATTATGTCAGGTCAAACAATGTTCTTGCTGAGCAGGATGATGCTCCCGCAGATTGGACGGTTGAGTATTCTGATGATGCTGTGAATTGGACTGTTGCTGATACTAGAGCTAGTCAGGTCTTTACACCATTCGAAGTGAAGACGTTTGCACTGACTGAAGACCGTCACCTTCATTGGAGGTTTGTTATTACTGATGTGAACGGTGGAGTGAATATTAACTTCGGTGAATTTAATATGCACAAGACTGGAACGGAAGCACACATTCTTGGACTGGAATATGAGGGGTGGATTCTGCAAGGACAGGGGCTTGCGGGTGCTGATGAGATTTATATTGGTGCAAAGATTTCCGAGAATATTCTGTCTCCGTATTTCAATTGGAGGATTCAGGGGTTAACAGCCTATGATTCTGGATTGACGTACTATGATCAGCCGGGAAGTAAGTCCTCAATCCAGATTTGTTTTGAATGATGCCACGATGGAGTATTGGATATTTGCCACAGGTCGATATGTCCATCTGGTAACTAAGCAAACGACTGACTACACGGATTGTCACATGGGTTTGATCCTGCCTTACGGTGTACCAAGTGAGTACCCTTACCCGTTGGCAATCATGGGGGGTAGTTCTGCTGCACGGCATTACACCAGTACGGATATTCGGCATCGTCAATCCTTTGACCCCGGTGAAGATGCCTGTTGGTTACGGGAACCGGGCGGAACATGGAAGCAATTTGAAAACTACACTTCCACACAGGTTTCGATCAACAACATATTTCCGTTTGGGCCGGGAGGTCAGGGGTGGTCAACATATCGGAGATATTTTGCAGACTCCCCCGATGGGGTGTATGAAATGTACCCGTTAATATTTCTCGAATCAGAATCAGGATTCAGTGACCCTGCGGGGAATGCCTTCGGAGAAATCGAAGATTGCTTTATGGTGTCTGGGTCGAACAATTCCGCAGAGAACACCATCACAGTTGGGGGTGATACTTTCATTGTTTTCCAGAATGTGTTTCGAACAACCTTCTCCGACTTTTATGCAATTAAGGTGACACCATGAGTTATCAAACAGGCACAGCACTTCACGTTGATGATTTGCTGCAAAAGCTATCTACCTTTGCTCAAGCAAATGGGTGGACGGAAGACAAAATTACTACACCTTCAGGGAACGGTTCAAGTGTCACTCTGTACCTGCACAAAGGGGTAAGTTATATTGTCTATTACGCTCGATTGACCGGAGGCAACAACACCTATCACGGTGTAAGCCAACCGATTGATCATCCTGATGTGTGGATGTATGGAGCAACAGGGCATAACGGAGCGTCAGACCCGTGGGCGCAGCCGGGAACATCAGCAAAAGTTGAAGTGAATTGGCTGTTGCCTAGCATGACCGCATACCATTTCTTCACTGACCCTGCGAAGACGTACCTGCATGTGGTGGTGGAGACTACTGCAAATGAATTCAGGCATTTCGCTTTTGGAGTGGTTGAGAAAGTTGGCACTTACGATGGTGGCGAATACCTACAAGGATGTAAGTGGCTGCAAAGTGCTAACGAAATTGATGACCCGAAAAATGTTAACCAATTCCCGTGTTGGATGCATCAAGGGAATTCGGCAACGTATGCGAATCGGTTCAGATACAACATTGATGGTAATCAGTGGAGAAGGTATTACTTCAATAAGCCGGGGACTAGTATCATGGGATCACAAGGTTCCTCGTCTATTGCGATCTGGAATCAAGCAATACTGAATCATTCATACGGTAGAAGTGCTTCTCCTAATGCGTTCAATAATGCAATCATTCTGTGGCGCATGTACGGGGGTTGGGTTCCACGATCTAGTACGCTCTACATCCCTACGGGGTGTGTCAATGATGTGCGGTTCCTGAACATCAGGAATGTGGCTCCAAGCACAACCTATACTTTGGGCGCGGATGACTGGAAGATATTTCCGTTGATTGAAAAGAAGAACCCCAACACCCGTGATGACTTGCCTAATTCTGGTGACTATGGCTTTGCGTACAAAGTGGTTCCATAAATGTCAGTTGGTGTAATACATTCTAAGCCTCAAGTAATCTTCCCTGATCAACCGTGGGGGCAGAATACAAATAACGGTGTTCCCAATGCTGAACTTCCCCGGTGGCCTACTGTCCCGCATTTGCATGATCAAGAGGGATGTCACATTGGGCTTGTAACAGACGATGCGAGACCGATTAATATTCTAAGCAGATCAGCGGTTGCCAATAGCTGTGGCAACTTTGTAAATGATTATTACGAAAGGATTCACATTACACCAATCTTGATTAATCTGGGTAATCTGATTAGCTCACAGGAACGAACCTTTGAAGTTTGGAATGCTTACTTCACTGCCCAAAACCATTCTGTCCTGAATATAACTGGTGATCCCACAGGCATTGTTTTGACTCAACCAGAAGTACCCCCAACAGTCTACGGTGCGCTTGAAGCCAGAACCTATACATTGAATTTTTCTTTGACTGGCCCCCCGGCAATTGATGTCATTTGGGAATTTGTTTTTCCGAGTGAGTCAGTTGAACTTCAGGCATTTGGTAACCGTGTCATCATCTTTGCCTTTGCTCCTGATTGGAGTGAACCTGTGGTGGACAAGTATGAGTGGTTGACTCAAATTATTGAGGCTGAGAATGGGATTGAAAGGAGACACAGACTGAGAACTAATCCAAGACGTAGCATTGAATATCAGATGCTTATGGATCAGACAGAGAAGCGGTGGTTGGAGCGGTATCTGTGGACTTGGAAAGGTCGAGCGTTTGCGGTTCCGATTTGGTCTGACTGTAAGAAGACATCCAGTTTTACAGGAATCGGGGCATTCCAAATCGATATGGATACCACAGATTACACGAGCTTTAAGGATGGGGGAATTGCAATCTTCGTCAATGCTTATAATGATTCTGAAGCAGTGGAGATTGTGTCTGTCAACCCTACCTCCCTGACTTTGATTCGTGGCACTGCAAAAACTTGGCCTTCGGGTAGTAGGATTTATCCTGCTCAGACTGGACGCATGAGAGACACCATCAGCATGAGTCAACCAACTGCGGATATCACGATGGGTCAGATTCGTTTTGAGTTGGTGGACAACACTGCCCTTCCTGCTGTAGATGCTCCCTTTGCCTATAAGGGTGGTTTTATTTTGGAACGTGCTCCCAATCGGGTAACTGATCTTGATGTTTCTTGGCAGTCAAAATATGGGCTAATAGATTTCAGTATTGCTCAACCCTTTGTTGATGACAGGGCAGGGTTCCCCGATCAAGTCTTTCGTTTAAATTTTGCGGAAGGTGGTCGAGAAGATATCTGGTTTTGGATGGAATGGATTCATGCACGAGCAGGGAAGTGGAGTAAGTTTTGGATGCCCTCTCAAGGTCGGGATTTTACGGTGGTGTCTCACATTGATTTCAATGACAATGCCATTGAAGTAGAGGACACACAGTACAGAGATTTTTATTCCTTCCATGTGGGGAAAGTTGATATGGCAATTTATACCCGTGATGGAAATGTGTACTATAGGGAAATAACTTCAGCACAAGAGAAAGCCCCGGTGGGTTCAGGCATTGAATTGCTTGGTATCGATTTGCAACTTGGGATTGGTTATGACCCTGAAGATATTAAACAAGTGTCCTTCCTACATCCGGTGAGAATGGATAGTGATACAGTTGAAATCAATTGGCATACTCAGGAAGCGGCTGAGATTAGTTTTAATACACGGGTGATTCTCGATGACGTATGAAGCTTTTGAAGAAGGTCATGGTTATCCAGTTGAGTTGTATCAGTTCAAACGTGGGCTGAGTGAATCATATTTGCAGACTTCCCATGATGAAGATATTTTTTATCAGTCTGATACTTATTTGAGTACCCAGATTCAACGGGGAAAGATTGAGCAGAACGCTGAGATTGAAAGACAGAATATGAAAATTAAAATCCAACGGGATAATCCTATTTTGGATAACTTCATTCAGTTTCCCCCCACGGAAATTATCACGGTGACTGTTCTTCGGTATCATGCAAATGATGGTGGTACTCCTGAAGTGGCTACGATTTGGCAAGGTCGAGTTCTGACTGCGGATTTTATTGGGTCGGGTGCAGATTTGGATTGTGAACCTGTCTTTACCAGTTTAAAAAGGC